GGTGAAAGTTGATAGTTTGGATCTTCGTAAACTTTTTTCATTATTCCAGCAATGTAATCAGAAACACTTGGATCTTTTGGTGGTTTCTGTGTTTGCACATCAACAAAAACTTTTACTTTGGAAGCATAAGGCAATGATTTAAAAAATCTTTTTTGACTTTCGGGCAAGTTAGATTCATCAATCGCTTTGTTGATCTCAGCCTCGCTCTGTGCGGTTGCTTGTTTTAACTCTTTGCTTTCCTGCATCTGCGATGCAAGTTCTAATCTTCTAGGATCACCGGATAGTCTTGCGGTTTCGATGTTAAGAATGTCTGCTAGTTTTTGAAATGAATTTGCCAT